CTCTTCTTTGTTCGACGTGATCTCAGCCATCGTGGCGCCGGTGATCGCGCGCACTAACGTGTTTCCCAGCGCGTTGATGTCTTGGCCGCCGCCGGACGTCCTCGCGTTGTCGTTAGGAGCGCGGAAGGGCAAGGCAAGGGGCATGCTAGGTGTACGACCGGCGTTGATCTGGTCGAAGAACCCTACGCCAAGCCGATTTACCGTCGCAGCGGTGATCATGTATTCACCGTTTGAAGCCATGATCGAGACCGAATCTGACGTGCCGGTGCCCGGCCCGGTGATCAGTCCGCCCGCAGCGTAAACGCCGCCGTAGTCCTTGTTAATGCGCTGAGTGTTTCCCGCGATCGAATAGGTATTGAAGACGATCTTGTTCAGCGCCTGGATCATCAAGTTGTTGACCGTGCCGCCGGTCTGTCCCTGGATCGGAGAGGCTGCGTACTGGTTGTTGAGCAACGCCAGTTGCTGTGCGCTGGTGCCATTCAGATTTACCATCTGGGCCAGCAGCGACACCTGGGAGTTTGCCAAGGTATTCGAGGAATTCACCAATGACAGCTGCGCCGACACCAGCGAATTCTGGATTGAGACCAAGTTGTCATTCGATGCACTTGCCGTTGCAACCGCCCCGGTCGTGGCGTTGATCGTGCTGACAGTGGTTGCCTTGGAGTCGTTGATTGCTGCCACGATCTGATCGGCGGCCGTGACCTGAGACACGGTGAGATTGTCCGGGATCGACTGCAGCTTGGCAGTGACCTGGTTGAAGATATCGCTATAGCCGCTCGACGACGCGAAGAAGTCTTTGGCGGCCGCCAGCAGCGTGTCGCTGTACTGCGTGATGGTTCCAAGCGCGGTGCGGTCGCCAACCTGCGCCAGCGCAAACTGCTGATTGAATTGCGCTTGCGCAGCGTTCAACTTGTCTTGGGGGTTCAGCGTCGAACTGGCGCCGGTCGTCAGGCCGTTCAGATAGTCATGGATCGTCTTGCCTATCTGGGTCAGGTAGGTCGCCGTGTCGGTCAGCGTCTTCTTGATCGCGTCGGCCGCGTCCTGCGCTGCTTTCGCTTGGTCAGCCGCTGCCTGGGCCAGCACGGACGTGGACTCGTGAACGACGCTCGCCAGATCGGGGAACTGGACAACGAACGCCATGAAGGCGTCGCCGACCAGCCCGGCATCCTCGACGATCTTTTGTGCCTCGGCAGCGAACACCGCCGCGACACCCGATTGGCTGATTCCGAGCGCTGCGGCGTCGGACACATCCTGTGCATGCTGCGTGATCAGCACCGATGCGTCGTTGAGGTAGGATTTTCCCGTGGCGGTATTCAGCCGCGCATCGAGGCTGGCGGAAAACTTGTCCCGCAGCGCGTCCAGGGCCGCGCCGACGCCATCCGCGATCGCCTTGGCGGCATCGGCGGACGACATGCCGAGATCGATCAGCGTCGTCTGCAGCTGCGCGGCGGTGCCATGCAGATGGTCCAAGGCCGTTGCCGTAGCCGTGAGCACCGGCGCCTGTCCGAGCAACGACAGCAGATAGCGCTGCGCCGCCGATTGGGCCTGCGCGATGGCGTTTCCGTCGCTGCCGGCGAGCCCGGCGTTGCCCAGCGTCGCCGCCGACGGGTCGTTGGAAAACGCCACGCGGGCGTCCGACACGAAGCCTTTGAGGGATTCGCCCACGGACTTCACATTGGCCGCCGCCGTTGCAAATTCTGAATTCGGGCCGAGGCCGGAATTCAGCGCATCGACGATTCCGGCGAACGACGTCTTGAAGGCATTCGCCGAGCGCGTCACGAACTGATTATAGGCATTATTCAGTTGGTCGATGGCGCCCTGCTGGCCACCAGCTTTCCTGGCCGTCTCGATGTACTGATCGGCTTGAGCCCGGGCCTGAGCAAAGCCGGAAGTCAAGGAGCCGCCGTCGCCGTTGAGGGTCTGGGCGAACTGCATCGCCTGCACCTTCACGGCTTCCCAGTTGGCCTTGGCCTCCGCCGCGGCCTGGTCCTTGCCGGAGTTGCCGCCGAACCAGCCCATGATGGCACCGCCGACGGCGCCGATCGCACCGCCTACCAATGCACCCACTGGGCCGCCGACCATGGCTCCCAAACCCGCGCCTGACAAAGCACCGCTCAAAGCGCCAGAAGCGGTCGAAGCACCTACCGAGCCGCCAGCGGCAGCCTGCTGCTTCGACTGGCCGTAGATCCCTACGCCAGCGCCAACGGCGGCAATACCGGCCATTGCCGCCCCGCCATTGAATTGAAAAGTGTTCTGCTTGGCGAGCGCGGCCTGCTTCTGTATGGCGTCAAAGCCCTCGACTATCCCATTTTTCGAATTGTCGTTCGCTGCGGTGAGTCCGCTGAACAGATTACCGGACTTTAGGCCCTCAAACAGCTTATCGCCGCCGATCTTCGCGAGCTTGTCAGCAAACCCGCCCAGCGCAGACGTCAAGCTCTCCATCACCGTTTTGCCAGAGCGCATGTTCTGCAGGAAGTCTGAGAATGCGTCGCGCTGAGCATCGGCCATGGCGTGGAGCGCGTTATTCACACGGATCTGAGCAGCTTCCGCCGAATTCATCCGCTCGGTAATGTCGGGATATGCCTGCTTCAACGCCTGAGCGATCTGCAGGTCTTCCTGCGAAAAACCAACCGTCTGGCGATCTTCCTTTATCTGATCGCGGATTTGGGTCAGAGCCAGCAGCTGCACAGTCTTGCCGAGTTCGGCGTTCTTCAGCTTCAATCGCTCATATTCAGCGTTGTCGAAGCCAGTGCGCTGCTGCGAGGCCTGCTGCTGCAACGCCTGATACGCCTGCAAATTAGCGCGCATTTCGGTCTGCTGGCCGATCGACTTCCCGACCATATCGACTTCAAGCTTGGAACTGTCGACGGCCTGTTGAGCGGACAGAGCGCGGGCACGGGCGGCTTCCGAAAGCGCGACGTTGCCCTGTTTCAAAGCGTTGTTGTAAGCCTCCTGCGAGGCCCGGCGCTTATCCTCGGGGGACATGGTTGGATCGTCGCGGAGACGAGCGGCCGTCTCCAGCTGAGCGATCTCGGCCTTCTGCTTCGGGCTGAATGCTGTGATTGCCTTGTTCGCGATCTCGAAGCCTTCGGCAATCTTCTGCGCCGCTGTCTGGTAGCCGGTCTCGACGCCTTTGGCGCGTTTGACCTGCTCATCCGCTTCGGCCTGGGTGATGCCGATCGCCGACTGCCGGACGGGGCTCTGCGCAATCGCCGTGGCATTGGCCGACTGGTTCGCCAGGGCCTGCCGAGCGGCGATCTCAGGCAAAAGAGCAGCGCGGGTCGCAGCGTCGGCAACCGATTGCATGTTGGCTTTAACGGCATCAGTGGATGCCTTGACTGCATCCATAGCATCCTTGAGTTTCTTGGTGTTCGTCTCGCCCTTCGAGATGAGGTCGTTGATAATCGCGAGGTCGGCTTTGTTCTTGTCGTCCGCTGGCACGCCCGACATCAGCCGATAGGTCGAATTCACCCGCGCGCGCTGATCATCGGTCATCCACGACCGATCCTGCTTCGCCAGTTCATCCCGCTTCTTGATCAGTTTTTCGAGCTCGGAAACGGCACCTTTGTACTGATCATCGAGCGAGGCGTTACCCGTGAGCTGGTCTACTCCTTTGCCAAGCGCTCGCCATGCGTTCGATGCAGCGTTGCCAAGGGCAGTCCAAGACCTGGACCACCCGCTGGTCGCTTCAGACGCGGCAGCAGTGGCTTCGGCCACCTTACGAATGATGATTGCTTGGGCTTCGGCCTCCCGATTCTGCGACATGAGCAGCTTGATCTGCTCCTGAGACGCAACGCTGAAGGCGCCGAGGCGCGCATTGATTGGATCTAGGTTCCCCGTGAGCGCCTGCCCCATGACGCCAGCGGCGGTCGCAACGTCGGTGCCGAGCACCTTGGCGAGGTTCTTGCCAATCTGTGTGGCAGGCAGCAGTGATTCCTTCGCGACGCGGCCGGTCGCGGCCAAGGCGCTGGCAAATTCTGTCGCTTCCGAGGTGGAAAGGCCCGTGAGACTGGACGCGGCCTTGCCGACATCGTTCAACTGCTGCGCGGTGACACCAGACGCACGACCAATGCCCATCAACGAGAGCTGGATTGCCTCTTGCGCATTGCGGTAGCTGATAAGGGACGCAACACCCGCGACGACCACGGCGCCGACGACCGTGAAGGCCCCCAGCATCGACGTGGCGAAAGTGGCAGCCCAGCCCGCAGCCTGCGAGAAGAACCCGCCCAGCGACCCCTTCATGCTCATAAAGATGTCGACGATCTGCGAGCCTTGCTGCAGCATCACAGTGCCGAAGCCTTGCCCTCCCTGCAGTGACACAGCGACGTCCTGTGCCTGCCGTGACAGATTGATCAACTCATGACGAGCCAAGCCAGTCTTCTTGGTGGCGTTGTCGTTGGCCGCAGCCACGCCGCCGAGAGCCTGGACATGCTTGGTGTAGGCAGCCGTGGCCGTGGTGATGGCCGATCCACGCTCCGCCTCGGTGATAGCCCCAACCTTGGCCGCCTGATTGATCTCTTCGAGCAGTGCGGCGTGCTCTTTCTCCGCGGCGAACAGCGGATTGAATTTTGCGCGCAAGCGGTCCAGTTCCGTCGCATAGGCAGCAATGTCGGATCCGCGATCCGGGGAAACGGTCTGCTTATTGACCATCGCCTGCGCAGCCATCTTTTGGGTGGCCGCAAGCCTTTCGATGGCCGTGATCTGGTTGTTGTAGGATCCGAGCTCCTGCTGACGGGCACGCGCCGCAACCTCGGCAGAAAGCGCGCCGGCTTTCTGGGCCTTATCGATCTCTGACAAGGCGTTGCTGTAGCGCAACCCGGCCGCGGTAAGCGGGTCATATTTGGCGATCAGCCGGTCGAAGCTCTGGCCGACCCGCGTGCTCGACGTGGCCATGCTGTCTAGCGACGAAGCCATGAGGCGCTGAACGTCCAGCGATGCCTGCAGCGTGCGCTGCATCAGCATCATCTGGTCCATGGTTCGCTGGTGCTGCAGCCGGAATCGCTCTGATGCCGTGCCCGCTTTCTCAGCGGCCGGCACCATCGCTTCCATGTCCCGCTTCGCTTCCTTGAGCGGGGCGGAATCGACCGAAAAACCAAGGGCGGGGCCGACGTCGATAGCCATATCGTCTCCTCCCTAAGTTGCTCGTTTTGATCGGGCTGAAAGTTCAGTGCCGAGCCCGGATGCGGGCGCTTCATTGGTGGGCTTCGCCAGCCATTCAAGGCGGGCGTTGTCCATGGCACGAATGGCGGAAAGCTGCCATCCCGACGGGGAATGCCCCGTCAGTTCCTGCCACGCTTTGATTTCCGACCAAGAGATCGGATTGGCTTGCATCCCCGACTGCCGCCCGGCGTCGAGGTCCATGAACCATTCCCAGACAAGCTCGCCGGCCGCTGGAATGGCCGGGAACCGTTTGCCCATGCTCTCCTTGAGCGCATAGACGAGAGCGTCAGTTACTTCTTCGTAAAAAGCGCCCGGTTACCCGATGCCGCCTCCACCTGCTCCTGGTAGTCCGGCTTGGCCTCGAACAGCTTGACGGCGTTTGGCACGGTGCATTCGTACTCGTTGGCGCCGGCCATAAAGCCAATCCACGAGATGCACGCCGCGGCCGCCATGTAGCGCTGCTCGTAATCCATCCGCGGCCCGGTCGTCGTGCGGATGCGCATGTCCGAACGCTCCTGGATTAGGTGCGCACGGGCCTTCTTGACCCGCTTGGAGTCCGGGCCAGCAACGCGGATGACAGCTCCGGTTTCCTCGCCGTCTTCGCTGCGGATCTTCACCTCGATGCCCTCTTCCTGAGCGGGCGCGGTGCTTACGATGGTGGTGACGTCGATCGACATTGTCGCTCCTTGGTGGGAGAGCCGCAGGTTCTACGGCCCGTGATGTTGAAGGGTTGCTGGCTTAGACGATTTCAGCCGGCGGGATTTCCAGGATCGGGCTGTTGATGCCGATCTCGGCCATGATCTTCACGACGTTATCGTTCGTCCCGTAGGACGACTTGGCAGTGCGGACGAGACCCCGGAAATAGTAGACCGTGTTTGTGGAATCGGCGTCGGGGGCGTCGGCCGCTTCGATCTTGATCGCGTATTCGAACTTCGTCAGCTCGGCCGCCTTGAGAGCGATCTGGCCGGCGTCGACGGGATCGCGGCCGATTGTCAGTGACAGCGTGCCGGCGTCGCGGGCGCCCTTGAAATGCCGCACACGGGCATCGCCGACCGAAGTAAACGTGACGTCCGAAGCGCTGTCGCCGAAGTCGCCGTAGCTCTCGACTTCGCCAATCAGCACGTAGGGCGTCAGAGCAATGTATTCGGCGGCGGTGTCAGTGATGTTCGAAGTGACGGGGCCGATCCAGACTTTCGTGCCGGAGGTGGTGGTAACTGCCATTGTCGTGGTCTCCTATGAAGGGATGAGGGTTCGATCAGGTCTTGGGCTGGGCGGGTTCGGCAACCTGCTTGACGGGGTGACGCTCGGGGCTGGCCGGAACGGATGCCTTGGTCTCGTGCAGCGCGCCGGCGTGCAGCAGGCCTGCGTTCGCCTTGCTGTCATCCAGGTTGAGCGACTTTACTTCGCCGCTCTTGATGGAATCGCCCTTGCCGTCCTTCGTGGAGACGTTGAGGGTCTGCGTGGTCTGGTTCTTGTAGTTCGGCATTGTCTTCTCCTGTTACGGGCTTGGGGCGAAACACTTGAATGGGATGGACACAGGCACGACCCACCAAATGTCGTCCTTGAATCCCGCTGCGATGGTGGGCGTGTCGTAGACGGTGACCGGCAGGCCGTTGGCCCGAAGCACGGTCCCGCGCTTGAAGTGCTCAGCGACGGCGCCGGCGATCCGCTTGGGCGTCGGCTCTCCTGCCCCCGCCCCGACGAAAACTGACAGCTGGAAGATGCCGTTGTGCTGGTTGGAGGCGTCGTAGGCTACGCCACGAGCGAATGTGGGCGCCGGCAGGACGGAGGCCTGTAACCATCGGCCATACACAGTGGCGGTGCCCACCTTCGTGGATGCCGCAGGCGAGGTGAACGCAATGTTCGGGTACGAAATTGTCAGCAGATTCGGCGGAACGACTGGATTTGCCGCGTTCCAGGCTGTTACAAATGCACCGGCCCTGTCGGTCAGGGCTTTCTGAATCGCAACCTCAATCGGATCAGCCATTGACGAAACCGCTTTCCGATAACCAGGTTGGTGACCTCTTAGGCGAGGCGCTCAATGTCATTGGCGAGGCCAAGGCGGAGACAGTCCGCGGGAACACCGCGCTCGGTGCCGCCCGTCACGCGCTGTCGTTGATGCAGATCGGCCTGCTTATGGCCGCCGAGAAGAATTCCGACGTGGTCGAAACCGTTATCGACCAGCCTGCGCGACGCGGGCCTTCGCGCGAGTAACTGCGGACTCGACGAGGCGCGGCCACTGCGCTGCAGCCCGCCGAACCATGGCGCGGGGCTCCATCTTCGATGTGCCGTATTCGACAAACCCGGCATAGCCAATCGTGAAGCACACGTAGATGGTGTCCGTCAGCTTAGCCGACGTGATGGTGAGCGATATCTCGCCCGCGCTGGCGTCTTTTGCGATGTGAGCGTTCTTGGCGTTCGTCGCTGACGGGTCGATCGGCGTGGGCGCGTTCAGCGAGCCCTGAATAGTGCCGGCAAGGAAGCCGAGGTCAATCGGGGTGTATTCCCGCATCAGGTCCGTGACGTCTTCCGTCGCCGTGTTGCGAACAGCGACCATGCGGGCTTCCGCCTCATGGCACCATGCGTCGACCTGGCTGCCGAAATTGAGGTTGTTGACGGCCATCGGTCACCGCAGGTTTGCGAGGTGGTCAATCCGGATCGTGACGTTGCACCGGCATTGCGCGGTCTCGCTCAGCGGTGCCAGCGGATCGCAGGGATACCGGAGCCTTGCACCCGAAGGCGAAATGAAACTCTCGTTCAGTCCTACGCTCTGGCCGCTCATCGACCGGTGCGTGTCCCGGGTTCGCTTGTCATTCGCCGCATTCCAGACCCGGCGGATGTTCTGCTCTGCCACCTTCCCGGATGCCACGGCCTGCTGATAGGCCTCATGGCGCCCGGCGTTGACCGCTCGGAGCGTTTCGGTGCGGGCGATGTTCTCGCCACGCCAGCGCAGCGCCCGGTTCTTGTAGGTCGTCACCGCCGTCTTGATCTGGTCCGGCGTGAGAGCCCGGCCTTCCTTGATGGCCTTGGCGATCTGCCCGTCGAGCCGCCCGTCCCTCAGAGCGAACGGCCATCTGTCGCGATCGGCATTGCTGAATGCTGCCTTCAGTTTGGCCGGATCCGCAAGCATGGCCTCGAAGTTCAGCGCTGCCTTTGCATGCGCGTCTGTGAGGCCGATGTAGCCGCCCCGGCGCACGCCGTTGACGTTGCGCCCGACAATGTCCAATGCCGCTGCACGTCCGCCCTGCCCCTTGGCAAGGCTGTCTGTGAGCACCGTGCGCAGCATGGCCCGGGTGTCATCCGTCACGCCCCCGACCAACGTAGCGGCCGCGGTCCTCAATTGCTCCTCGGCCCGCAAATCCCGGGCGTTAAAGATCACCTGAATGCGTAGCCCGGTCATCTCGGCCGACCCGGCTTGCTCGAATGCAGTCTCAATCTGGCGCGTCAGGCCGTTCAGGGCTGCCGGTTGGATATTGGCGGCACGAACCGCCTCTTCCACGTCACCCGCCTCCAGCGCCTTTGCAAGGGCGTCGAGATCGACGTTGTTGCGCCAGTCGTTTACCGCCTCAGCAAACGCTTTGCGCAGCAACGGCTCGAGCTTGGCGATCAGCGCCTCGATGTAGGCGCGGGAGACGGCCATCAGTGTATCGCAACCGGATCGAACTCGCCGAAGTCGACGGCCTCCCACGTCCCGTCAGGGAGTGGGACAACGGCACAAACCGCCTCCGCGATATCGTCCGTTTCGTCGCCATCCATGTCGAACATGTTGGAAAACGGACAGACCGAGCCATCATCGAGAACTGCGGCAGCTTCGGAACGGGAGATGGCGACGACTTGCATCAGTCTCTCCCGTGTCGCTCTAGGCTGCCAGCCAATCGCATAAAACCAGCGTGCAGAAGCATCGCGACCGATGGTGCTTCGCTATCCACACCTGCTCCGAACACTTCCATCGTGTCGCCGAGCAAGGCAACACTGACACACCCGACCTCGCCGTACTGGCCGGCTTCGATCTCGTCAGCGATCTTGCGCAATGTCGCGACAGGATCACGGAAATTGGATTCGTGAAGCTGGACGACTTCGGCCGGCATCACGCACCATTCCGTCGGGCGAAGCGCGCAACACGCCGGCGGGCGCGGCGATTGCCGATGTCCGACCCCGGCGCCGCTATTTGAGCGACATTGGGCAGCACGGCCGACGGATGCTGCACGGACAGCAGATGCAGAAAGAATACGAGCGGTGCCATCAGCCGATCTTTCCTTTACAAACCCACACAACTTCGGCCGGTTCGATCTCGATCCCGTCGCTTAGTGTGAAAGTTATGCCGCGGATCGTAACCTTGGTCCTAGAGGTAGACAAGGAGCCAACGGTGCGGGCGAGGCCCCGCAGAGAAGTGACGTTAGGAACGCACCGTTAACCACGAAGGCGGGGACAGTGCATCCGCTTCACGTTTTGTGAGGTAAGTACGAACGACATGAAGGAATCTCACTTAATCTCGATACCTGATTGGAGATCATCATGGCCCACGACGAAATAGATCACGGACTCCCTGTCATCGCGCTGAAAGAGCAGCGTCGGGATCTTACAATGTCGTTACGCGGGCACCGCGGGCCGATTAGCCCGAAGACAATCTCCGAGATCGCCGCCACTCAGTCGGCAATCGCCGCGGTCGAAGCGGTAATCATTGATCTTGACGAGGAACAATCTCCAAGCAACCAGCAACCTATTCCCTCACGAGACGAGCGCTGACGCGGGACCGAACGCTTGTCGCGGTTCCCGGGTTGGACGGCCGATCGCTCGTGATGGCTGCCGACATTCTCGCCAGCCATCACATCGCCCCCTTGCATTCCCACACGGCGGTTGCCGGGTCGGTACTGACCTCCTGGATCGTGAACGTGATGCCCTGTATCGTCACCCGGTCGCCGGCGGCAGGCTTCACGCCGAGCGAGGTGGCTAAGATCAGCACCTTCCGTTCGTTAGCGGCGACCAGGTTGTTCGCCTTGAAATATTGGCTGTAGGCCTCGACGATCGCCCGGCAGGGGAAGTTCGCGGCCAGCGGCGGCAACGGGTCTGCCGGGTCGCCGCCAACCTGCGGAACGTCTCGGATTAGCACCGCGGGTAGGAAGAGCGGGGCCATTGCCTTCCCGATAGTGCGGGCCAGCGATCCAGAGAGAGGCGAGGTCATCAACAAACCTTCAATCTTTAAGGCGGCCTTAGCCTTTTTACTGAACGCTAAAGAATGCTCAGGGACAAAAACAGACGATCAGAACGCAGGATGATGCGTCACAACTATGCGTGGGTCAGAGCGAACGAAGGCGAGGCCATCGAATGCCTGCTTGTCGACATCTCTAAAACTGGTGCGCGTCTAATTTTTCCTACCCGCGCCAAATTCCCGACTGCCTTTGGTCTCGTAGTTGTCCCTAGCGGACCAGTTCGTCCGGCGAGCCTCGTTTGGCGCAACGGCCAGATGGCGGGCATCAAGTTTCTGCCCGCCGAGACTTAACGCCGTCGCCTGGGTCAGAAAGGTTTCATTAATCATAAAAGGGCAACTTCGCTTGGCCGTAGCCTTTGGAGATCGCCGTGCCTGTCATCGAAGTGACCAACCTGCTTGAGGCCCGCCGCGCAAAATATTCTCAGTATGCCAACACGGGAAAAGCAATATCTCTCAACGGCCAAATGGTGTCCGGCATGGTACGGTCGGTGGTGGCCGTTCCGGCAGTAAGTCCGACTAAGTGGGTGGTGACGTTCTACCAGAATCCCGCTCGTCAGGTAGTTGCAGCGCCGAAGGTGAAGGCCGCCCGACGCCGCTAGGTCAGGCCCTCATCGGCCATGAAACGCTGGTATTGCCCGGCAACGTGGTAAGCAGCCCGTCGAGCATCTGTGCAATGCCGCTGTACACCGTTAGCGACGAAGCGCCATCCGCGTAGGTGATCTCGACAGAGCCGGCCTTAAGCGACTTGATCGCGCCGCCCCGCTCCAGATCTGGAGAGAGCGAGCCGGGCTCCTGCAGCTCGCGCCACGCGGCCTCCGCAGATGCATCCTTCACCTCGGCAGGTATTTCGTCGTCGACGATCACTTCGCCGTCGCCGTCGGTCGCGTCTTTCCGCGGCCAGGCCGTCGACTGCTCGCGGCCGTTGGCGCGGGAACCCGGCCATCGGGAGCGGTACATGGCGTCAAGCCATGCCCGCCCCCGGACGATTGCCGAGCCGATCTGGTCCTCGGTGTATTCTGCCGTCGAGTAATCCCAGCCCTGCTGGTCGGCATACGCCTTCCAATCTGCAACACTGAGAAAGGCGTTGGCACCAGTGACGCCGCTGCCCGTTTCGACGACAACCGTGACCGGCATGGGACTTACTTCTCGCGCTTGGTGTACTTGCGCTTCGCAGGCAGGCCACCCGCACCGGCTTCATCGGCGGTATGCGCCGGTTCGCCAGTGGTGACGTTGGTGTTGCTGGCCTCGACACCGATCCCGCCGGCGTTCAACACCTCGACATTCGGAGCGAAGTTTCCGGCGCTATCGGAAAGCCCGCGCGACATGCCGGACAGGTCCTGCACAACGGCGGTTTCCGTCGCCTTCTTCAGCGCGGCATCGGCCTCGGTGTAGGCCTTCTCCCGAGCGGTCAGGTCGGCTTTGCCGGCGCCGGACTTCACCCGGCTGCGGAAGACAGCGGCCTCGGATTCGGCCTTGCGGCTGGCAGCCTCGGCGTCGTGAAGCGCCTGCATCTTTTCGTCTGCGGTCTGATATTCGTCGCTCATGGCGATCTCCTGGGATGGGAATGAAAAGGCCCGCCGCGGTTAGGCGGCGGGTTGTTTCGATCAGCCGTTGGTCGTGACCGCGACCATGCGCAGCAGCTTCGGATCGTACTTGCGGGTCCAGTTGCCGCCCGTGGCGAGCTCGGCGTTGGTCGCAGAATTGCCGGCCGGGGTGCCGGTAAAGGCGATGCCGCGGGGGTGCATAACCCATGCGCGGCGATACCAGACCGTCTCGATGCCTTCGCCGTTGCCAGCCTCTGCGACCGAGCTGACCTCGACGGGCTTCTTCGGACCACCTTCGCCCGTCGCTTCGGCGTAGGCGATCGCGCCGTTGCCGAAGAGGTAGGAGGTGTACTTGAAGCCCGACGTGGTGCCGGCAACGCGCGGGCACTGGTCGGACACGAAAACGTCCTTGCCGTCCCAGGTCGGGCGATCGTTCATCGGCAGCCCCGTCGCCGGGTCGGTCAGGTAAACGATGGCGCTCTGTGCGCGCAAGTTCCAGAAGACGCGGGAGTGCATCAGCACCGCCGAGAGGGTCTGGCCGTACTCACCGAGCAGCGCGTAAGCATTCGATGCCACTTCGGCGTCGAACATAACGGCGTTGGCGCCAGCGTTGCCGGCCGGGTCTTCGCTGGCCACGTTCAAGACGTTGCCGGACATGCCCGAGCTGGCGAAAATGCCGGACATGACCTTGCCGAGCACGACCTGCTCTTCGCGGTTCCAGTATTCAGCGATGAGCTGGGCAACGACGTCGAGCGGGTCCTCTGCAAGCACCGCAGCGACAAGGTTGGCCGACTGCCAGCCGTTGTTGCGACGGATCTTGCGAGCCATGTCCTGGCCCTGCGTGATCTTGTTGGGCGTAGCGCTCTGGGCCGGATCATCCGTCGAGACGTTCGAGTCGCCGGCGAGATCGTTCCAGAACGGCATCTGCACGATGTCGCCCGGGCCGTTGGCAAACTGCTGGATCTGTGCGTCCGACGAAACAATCGGCGAATTACGGATCCGGGAAAGCTGCGCGATGCGCTGGATGGTGGAGGGCAGAAAGAGCGGACCATAGATGACGTCCGTGAGGCGCGTAGTGGCCATTTGATAGTCTCCTGATGTTAAGGGATGAATGAGAGTTCGCAGCCATCCCTTTGGTCAGGCCGTTTGAGCGTCGTTGACGCCCGAAGTCGTGTCGTCGCTTACCAGGTGGGCGTGACGCCCGCGGCCTTCGCCATTTGGCGGGCCTTCTCCGGATTCGCGGAGATGTATTCCTGCTGCTTGGTCAGGTTCGGCTTCACCTTGCCGCCCTGAGTATCCCACGGGTTCTCACCGAACTTCGGCCCGTGGCCGCCTGGGGCATCGCCGCCGGTCGGCTTCTTGACGTAGATCTTGCCCTCATCCGAGCCCGACCAGTCCTGCACGTATTTGGCGACCGGCATCGGCCCCATGTCGGTTTCGACCAGCGCTTTGAACTCGCCGTCTTCCTCGACCAGCTTCACCGCGCCCTTGCTCTTGAGCAGTGCCATCGCGCCGGGCTTGAACGCCGGATCGACGCCGGCTTCGTCGAGTGCCTTGGACAGCCCTTCCTCGACCGTCAACTTGTTGATCTGCGACTGCAGGACGTTGATGCGCTCGTCCTTCTTGCCGATCTCAGTGTTGTGCTTCTTCTCGAGCTGCTGCCGGACCTGCGCGACCTGCTCATCGGTCTTCGGCGGGGCCTTGCCATCGGCTGCGGTCTTGAGCGCTTCGTAAGCGTCGGCGTCGAAGTCGTCGGGCAGACCCTCGACACGCGCCTTCACCGTAGCAAGCTCGGTCGTGAGGGTCTTATTGGTCGCCTTCTGCCGTTCATGCGCTGACTTGAGGTTCAGCACATCGGGGTGCTCCTGCACGCCCTCGACGGACAGCACGAACATCGGCTTTCCAGCGATCGTCGTTTCCTTGTAGTGCTCCTTGAGCCCATCCGGAATGTCGGCTTCGTTCTCGATTACTGACTTGAGGGCCATTGGCCTGTCCTTGGATTGTGCCCGCGTTGCAGGCATGGGAAAGACCCGCAGCTTGGCGGATCTGATTTCAAAGTGGTGCTAGGCCGCGACGGGCGGCGCTTCCTGGACGACGGGCAGCCCCGTGGCAGGATCAATGGTCTCTTCGGGCTCCAAGCCCTCTTGATCCTCAGCAACCAAGGCCTTCTCGTCCTCGTGGTCGCGTTCGACCGAGGCGATCTGCCCGCGCTGCAGGTTCTCGTAGTAGGTCTGGTAGCTGATCCCGCCGCCCTTCCAGACTTCCATCAGCGCCTTGGCTTCCGCGGCCGCCATTGGCGAGTCCATGAAGGACAAGTTCGGCGTGACAACCACCTCATCGGGGGAGGCCCCGATCATGATGGCGACGTAGCGCAGCGCCTTCTCGATGCCTGCGGCGCTCGCCTGCGCGATGCTGGTCAAGGTTGCCGTCTGAGCGGCATACCGGATGCGAAGCGCGTCACCGCTCTCCGCGGCTTTCTTCTCGCTGTCGAACAGCCTGGCACCGGCCGCGGCTGCGTTGTCTCGCTCATCTTGGATTGCGCGGCGGTGCGCGTCGATGCCAACCCCGGACGGACCGACGTATTTGAAGTCCGGCGTCAGGCCCTGCTCGCCCTTCAGCGACAGAACGACACCTGAGCCAACCGCAGTTGGCGCATCACCGTTGATAACGACCGCCGTTTCTTGCCCGGTCGAATAGAGCTGGTGGCGATAGTCGGCATCGAGGCGGTAAGCAGCCAGTGCAGCGCGCGCGACACCGATCAGCGGCGGGTCGTCCGGCGTCACGGACAAATCGCGGGAGCCGAGCACGACGAACGGAATGTCGGGGATGGGCTTGTTTGCCCTGGCCCTCGGTTCGGCGCCGGCCGCCTGCTTCTCCGTCCCCTTGTACGTCTCGACCAGATACCTGCCGTCGATCAGCCGGAGCACCCGATAAGCCTGTTGCTCCGTCCACTCGAATTCGCTGCGAACCGGCCCGGTTTCGTCGAGCACGAACAGATCGCGCTCTGGCGTCCAGTTGATCAGCGCCTCAGCGGAATATCCGGCCAGCCAAGGCAGATCGCTGCCCGTCGATGCGGCATCCACCAACAGGCCATAGCGGCCCATCAGCAAGAGCTCGCCGGTAACGCGGCGGTGCAGCGCCTCAAGCGGCAGTCCGTCCTTCGTCGCCTTCTCCCATAACCCTTCCATGGCCTTGGGCATTTTGATCTGCGCTTCCGACCGATGGATGATTCCCACCATGCCAGAGATGGACGGCGTCACGATCTCGGGGAATTGCGCCCGCGTGCTGTAGGCGCCGTACATCGCCTTGCCAGCGTCAGCCTGGGCCCGAAAGCCCGACGGCATCGGCAGATAGGTCTCGCCCTGCTCCTTGACCGCCTTTGCGCCCCGCGCGGTGTGGCGCATGATGGCCCACTCGCCGGCGCGCTCCAGATAGTCGGGGTGCTTGTTGTCGACGGCCATCAGTACATCCCTACGACCGTTTTAGTGCTGGTCTGCGCCGGCGCCTTCAACATCAGTTCCGTGAAAGCCCACACCATGGCGTCGATCCGGTCGGGCGAAGGCATTTCGCCCAGCGGCTCCCATGTGCACATCTGGTCTTCGAGCTCCGAGAACGCGCCGACGTGGGCGATGCGGCCTTGTTCATAGAGAGCGGCCACTGGCTCTGCCCGGGCGTTCTTGCCCTGCCTTGCGTGCACAATCGTCACCGGCGCCGTAGGCCGCTCGGTATGGATCGTGTGGCGAACCATTTCACCACCCTGGTTGCCTTCGGCGACGATCCGATCGGCTTTCAAGCTGTCGAATTGCGCCACGGCCTTCTTGGCCCATTCCCCGGGAGCGAACTTGCCGGAGCCGTCAGCCAGGACATAGCCGCGGCCGTCGACTCCTAGACCCGCGGCAATGATGCCCGTCAGATTGGATTCGGCTTTCGCCGTGATGGCCGGGTCGATCGAGATAACAACCCGTTTCATCGGGGGAGCAGCGGTGAGCATCTGGCCGTCAGGACCCTTGCGGGCCCGCTCGATCATCTCACGATTCCAGAGTGCGCCTTCCGCTTCCTCGAGCAGTTCCCCGGCCAGCTCCTGCCGGCCAAGCCTAGTACCTTCGTACTTCGAGACAATCTGCTTAAGAAACGCGCCTGCCAGATTCGCTTTGTTTGCGTAGGTGGTCGCCTTTGTTGTGATCGTGGTCGGATCCTTAAGCAGAGCGCGCAGCAACGGCACGGGCTTCGGCGTCGTCGACACCATCACCTTCGGGTCATCCCCGAGGCGAAGGCCAAACATCGCCATATCCCACGCATCCTGAGCGTTCTTCCATGCCGCAAGCTCGTCCGCCCAAATGGCGTCATGCTGGGGGCCTCGAAGACGTTCCGGCTCCTCAGCGGAAAACAGCGTAGCAAGAGCTCCGTTGCCCCATGTCAGGCGCCGCTTCGACGGTTCATAGCTCGGCAGCCCCATGGGTTTTCCGAAGCAATCCCGATCATGCTGCCACGACACCGACAGGATGCCAGACGTGCCTTCCACCATGACGTCGCGGGCGTCGGCGCTGGTCGGCGCGATAAGCCCGATGCGCTGATACCCAGCCTTTACCAGACTACGGACCCATTCGGCGCCCGATCGCGTCTTCCCAGCGCCGCGTCCCGCGAGGAACAGCCATGTCCGCCAGTCGCCGGGCGGCGCTACCTGCTCGGAACGAGCGACAAAGCGCCAGTCTCGCAGAAGCTCCTCAGCTTCCTGATCCGTCAGATCCCGCAGTATCCGGTCCAGTGACGCCGGCGGCAGCCTCGCGAGCGATGAGACGTGCAAGGCGGTCGCGAACATCTGAATACTCGATTGGCCCGCCGCCCTTGCCCATGTGCTCGATGGCGGCAAGGCGGGGATGGGTGTACGGCGCCGCGTCCTTGGCGGCGTCCCGGGCTTCCTTCAGCTCAACCTTCGCGGTTGCGATATCCTGCTTGGCCAAGGCTTCCTGGTAGAGATCGTAGTGGAAGCGCATGTCCAAGATCATCACATCGAGCGGGGTGACCCCCGATGCTGCAATGCGGGCTTCTCGGAGAGCAGACGCTTTGTTGGGGGCATTCTTCTTGCGCCCCGCGTTTGGTCTTGCTCCGCCTCTGGCCATTTGATTTTATTTCAGCCCGGATTGATTTTCTAAAGTCCGTTTTCATACGAAAAGGTCGAAATGAGCACCACTGAAGATTATAAAGCGGCGATGAACGAGCTTGCCAACGCAACAAAGGACTTCCAGCCCTACGCGACGTTCTTGCGGCAGATAACAACCGCGACAGGCCATTCGATCGATAATTTTCTCGCTTCGGCCTTCGGCCTGAAGATCAGGACACATGGCTATGACCACATGCGCTATCGGGTGAATATCAACGAATGGCCTAGCAGAGACGATCTTGCTGCGGCAGGTAAGCGACTGTCCGCGGCGTTTAACAACGCTCACAAAATCTACGAAGCTTTGCCGGCCGAAGATCGGGAATATATTAAGGCGCCGCCGTACCGGCCGGATGTGAAGTACTGAGCCTATCCGTTTCACGTGAAACGAAACGAGAACATCAAAGAAAGCCCGGGGCCATGTCCAAGCGAAAGAAGGTCGACGACGATGCCGAGGTTTACAACGCCGTCGTGTTTCAAGGATGCGAGGTTCAAGCCGGTCCAGAAGACGTCGGGCTCCTCACTCTACTGACGGTCGATAACAGCTTCAGCGTGGTGATCAACGAACATAACGCTCAGTACATCATCGACCAGCTACAGGACTTCCTGAAAGGCCGGGCCCCGAGCTTTGCTCGAGACAATAACTGATCTGACTGGCCGGGCTTGATACCAGCTCCGCGCGCTCTATTGAGCCGAGGGTGTCGCTCCCGGCCTATCCGCGGCTGCGGCCCACCCGACACAGTGTAGGCTGTGCGTGTCCTTCCACGCTGCAGTCAGAACTCTTACCGGGCTTTCGGCCCGAGTACTTTATTGGCGATATTCTTCAGATACTGCCGGTCGAACCCGTCGAGACGGGAGTCGTCCAGCTTGATAACGACAATGCCGTGGTCGACGAAGGCGCGATACTTCATGCCCTCATAGTCGACCTCGCGGCCGATCTCGCGCGTGGGGTAATTCGTCCGCATCACGCCGCATCCCCTGTCCAGAAGTATCCCGCGAGAGGATCTTTTGATGAAGGGAACCGCCTTACCAATTCCTTGTGAGGGACCATATTGCAGGCAACGTCGAGGGAGGCCCGGTCAATCACCTTCGCCGCTTCGATAGGCGGGATGTTGAACCACTCGCTGCGCAGATGCCGTCCTGACTGGATGAGCATTTGATGGCAGCGCTGCTCTAGGGCGATGGCTTCCTTTTTGTCAGCCAGCCAACACACCAAGTGAAATCGCAATTCGATAGGACTCGAAATCTGGAGATCGGTCAGCCGCCCTACTGGCCTTCTGCTGAACCCAACCTTTACAGGGGCACCCGACTTGACCCGATGGCGTAAACTGCGGTCCGCGTCAGCAGATGCGACGCCAGAACTCCAGCAAGCTTCCCGCTTTTGCTTACGGAAGCGCTCAGCACGAAGTCTGACCATTCTCTATCGCGGTCACCGTTACGCATCGGCGCAATCCTTTGCGTCGAAACGTCGGGCTCGATCTCTGCGCCTGCGGTTGTTCACCTTCTCCAGGAAGGTCACGAAGTCTGCGACAGCTTCCGGGGTGGTCAGCGTATCTGCCGGCTTTTCAGTCATGAACGCGGCTGGCGTTCGGTAGACCGGCGCGCTCGCGGAACTGCTGTATGATGGATCAATAGGTACATCGGCTTGGGTTTCGTGTCTCACCCATTTATCGTCCGGAAGGCGCAACAAAACCGCATCGTTGACCAGAGTGGCAACAATCGCGTCGATCGAGGCCGAAAGCCTTCGATAAGCGGTCTGTCTCACCCATCCCTTCCTGACGCAGCGGGCCCCGAAGTCCCAACCGTTCGCCCTGCAGAAGGCCCATGACCATACGATGTGCCGGCGCTTTTCGTCATGCAATATTGTGCCCGTCCATTGCAGGCATTCGGCATGCCGGCTGATTGCACCCGACGGCGCCCTGCCATGCCGACGCTCGGCGTTGTCCAGGCGGGCCGCATCGTCCCAGCCCTTCTTGTCCTCTTCGTCGTGAAAGAACGTCGGCCAGAACCCGCGGCTGGATGGCGCTTTCGCTGTGGGCAAAAACTGTTCAGTGAAAGCTGCTTCGACGAAGCGAGCGCGCACAATCTCGGGGGTCCATTCACTCATAGCAACCGCTCCTGCTCTTTCGCTGTGAATTTCTTGCTCAATTTTGCTAGCAACATCGTCGCGATGGCATCGTGTGCCGACACCACCCGTTTGTTTGGCTTGGCGCTCTCGTACATCGACGCCAAATCCGCCCTGTCCATCACATCCAGGAAATCGCTGGCTTCGTCGCCGTACCAGCCTGGATTTTCCGCCATGATCCTGGACACCGCCTTGATGACTGGAGCGATCAGCATGTTGCGGTTGTTCTGGGACTCGGTCAGCACGGCCAGCAAGTCGCGCAGATGGTTCTCTCCGTGGTCGCGCAGGATCTTGTCCAGCGTGTTGCCCGCTGCGGTCTGCATCGGCGTGAAAGGCCGATGCTGCGCCGGGTGCACAACAGTGATGCCGACATCGGCGCAAATGGTGGCGAGTTGCGGCGTCAAGCGATCATGTCCATCTGCGGCTGGCCGAAGTCGAGCAGCTCATACCGGCTGGTCTCACGGTCGAAGCGCATCTTGACGGCGCCCTTGTGCCCGGTCCCCTCGAAGCGAACCTTTTTGATGTAGACCGTGGTCTCGTTGGAATGGGCGTCTGGCGTGTCGATCACGATTCCGAGGTCGGGCTTATTGAAGAATGCCGAGCTATCCGCGATGTCGTACAACGTCGGCACGCGGGACTTGCCGTCCTTGCCGACGTCCTTGGTCGGATGAGCGACGACGAAGATGGCCAGACCATATCGCTGCCCGAACTTTTTCAGCTGACGGAGCGACCGGTTCACATAGTCGGTCATGGATTCGCGGGAGTCCTTGGCATGTTCGACCTCGTTCCAAGGATCGATGACGAGGATCCGAACGCCGTAGCGAGCGACAGCATCGGCTGCTCGGTCCATCAGCCATTCGAGGGTGATATCCTCGTCTTCATCGCCCGGGGTGTCGTGGTCGATGAACACAAAGTGGTCGTTGATAAAGCGGTCGGCGTTGGCGAGTTGCTCTCTCGTCATGCCACTGATGGACTTCCGCCCGACAATGCGGCGCATCTTATCGCGAAGGTGAGGCACAATCGGCATTTCTGGGGAGAAGATGGCAGACTTCCAACCGTGCAACTCGGCCATGTTGACCGTTAGTCCGGTTAACCAGGTCGACTTACCGGACCCTGGCAGGCCGGTGATGACAGTGAAGGACGGGGCGAACATGCGCAGGTTTTCGTCGATCGTCAGCCATCCCGTGCGGTAGGTGGCGATCTCCGGCCGGTCAGGGAAGTTCTCAAGGAGATGTACCCCTTTGACGGGATAGTGCTGCGCGCTGTTCAGGACCGCAGTGACGGCTTCCGGCCCGTGCTGCATCAGGACATCGTTGATGTCCTTGCAGCCTTCAGGGTAAGTCACGAATAGGCAGCGCGAGGCACTGAGGCGGCGGACAAGCTCATCGGCCAACCGCTGGCCCGGGCCGTCATTGTCGACTGCGAGGATGAACTTCTTGATGCGTTTAAGTCGCTCCCGGTTATTCCAGAGATAGCTGAACTTGCCGGTCTCATCGGCGGCTGGGTCGATCGGGTCGCCTGCCTTGTGCTCTGAGGCCGGCGGCGCACCATCTGGCACCGAGACCGAGAATGGAAAGCCGCAGGACATCGCCGCAATACAATCGAGCTCGCCTTCCGTGATCGTCAGCGCGGCACTTCCGTCCTGCAGCGACGGATCGTCAAGGATATCGGCATTGAAGAACGTCTTGCGGCCGCCGGCTTTCTGCCAAAACTTCTTGCCGGCCGCCCGGTACTTCTCAGCGACGACGGTGCCGTTCTCATAATAAGGGAACACGATGACGTTGCCGCGGGGATCCGGGACGACATCGCCGTTCTCGCTACGGCCGGTATGGATTTGCAACCGGACGCAGATTTCCGGGTCGAGCCCGCGCTTCTCGATTGCGTTCATGCCGATGGGGCCGAGGATAAGTGCGCTCGCTGTCATTGTAGAAGCCGCCCCTCATGTCTTCGCAGTGATGGCAATAAAACTGGAACCCGACGCTGTCCGATTTGACCGACAGGCATTTCTTGCGCTTGTTGGCTTGCTTCCGCCCGTCGCTGCAGGACGGGCACCTGAACGTCCGCTCGCCGCTGAAGCTCGCTGGTGAGCACCCGACAGTGGCGAGACGCCGCAGCGCCTCCTCACGGTCTCGTTTCATATCCGGCCGTCCATCCCGTTGTGCGCCGGGGCCGCTTGCTGGCCGAAGAAGCCGGAGAAGCGTTCTTGCGATAGGAATCGGCATGCATGGACCGGGTTCAAAGTCGGCTGCGATCGCAGATATCGCCGATAGGGCTCAATTGCGGCTTTGGCCGCGGTCCGGTTCTCTGCGGAGAGCTTCAACCACTGTTTCCAAGTTTCCGGTTTCGACATCGTCGGCGTCCGCGGGTAGTCCTTCCAGAACTGCTCGAACTCCATCGAATATTTGCCGCGGGCTACCCGGTCATCTTCCTTGTCCAACAACGCCAGTTGCGCGGGCGGCGCCTTGGTTGCTGGCTTTCCTTCGACCGCAACAGCGATGCGCGTCAGCAGGTCGATCACCCGTTGCTCAAACTCGTTCATTGCTGCCCCTGAATGCCGAAAGCGAGAACGGAAGCGGCTGGCCCAGCACCCACAGGTGATACATATCCGCGTCGTCAATCAATTCTGTCATCGGAGGCATCACCGAGACTGCCGTAGATTCTGCCCCGCAAATCTCGTTCTTGATGCGCTGCATGTCGCGCCACGGCGGCTCCAGTTGCGACGCTGTGCGAATAGCGAAGTGGATGACCTCAGCGCCGTTCGCATCCTTGAGCGGTCGGATCAGCACCGCGTACAGATTGTTTGCCCATGCGGATCGAACCTCACGGCACCAGCCTGACGCGCCCGGTATACCATGCGGCAGAGGCGTCTTGCGCCATGCGCCCCAGTCACCTTTGAGCCCGCGGCGTTCAGATGCTTTTGCCGCCCGATTATCCCGTCTGTTCATGCCGACATTCCCGCCAATTGCTTTTGTGCCCGGATATGTCCGTTCAAGGCCCACGCAACCCCCAGAGCGTCCGAGCTGTCCTTGGACTTGAGCCCCGGCACGATCTGCTGAGCTAGCGCTAGGACGTCATCCTTTGTCGCCCGGCCGTTCCCGGTGAAAGCTTTTCGCCAGGTGGACTGATGGATCTCGACGACCGGCAGACCCAGCCGCTCGCAAATCTCAACAGCGTGGGCACGGAGTCCGTACAGCCGGAGATAGGTCTTCATCGTCACCGGGTTGCGCGTGTCGCCCGGCTTAGAGTTGGGACGATGATCAGGTGCCTTGATGTCCGTAACCAGCGCCTGCTCAATTCCAACCTGCCGGACCTCATACTTCGTCAATGTCGTGTGGAAAAACTTGCGGAAGGAGCGGAAGACCGCTCCCTCCGTATCGCCTGTCGCGCGGAAGGATTCGATATGCACAACCCGCGCGCCGTCGAGAACGGCAACACCGGTGCTGGTAGCGATGTCGAATCCTGCCACGATCACCGGATCAGGCCTCGCCGGCGGTTTCGTCTTCGTCGCCGTCGGCATCGTCCGGAGCGTCCGCAGCCGCCTTGGCTTCGATCTTCTTGAAGGCGTTCATGATGGTGGCCTGCCCCTGGTGCCAGCCCTTGATCCAGCCCTGCTCTGTTTCGGCACCGGTCGGATATGGGGCGGTGCAAGTGAGACCCTGTGCGCCGGCGATTTCGCCTTCGGCGAATGCCTTATCGACAACGGGCGTGCGATCCAACGGCAGTTCCGGCTCGAAGCCAATAGGGCTGTTTAGGAAGCGCGCGACCTCGGCCTCGGCCTGCCGCTGCTCGACCATCTTTCCTTCGGCATCGCCGCGGAGTTTCAGCGCGAAGTCGATCGCCTTTTTTGTGAAGCCCTGCTCGACCAGTTCTTTCTTCACTTCCTTGATGTCGTCGCTGATGGCCTTCTTGTCGACCTCAAGCCCTTCGATCTCATGGAGCTTCCGGGCCAGAACGGCGCGACGTTCCATCTCCGTCAGTTCGAAATCGTTAATCGGCGGCGGTGCCGGGTTCTCGTTCACTGTCGCCAGTTGCGGTCGTGCCATGGTCGCTCCTTATGCTGCTGCGGGTTGGTCGAACTTGGTGGACTCGTTGCCCCACACGTCGAAGCCGACGCGTGACTGCCGGCCGAAAAGATCGCAGCGAGTAAGGCCCGGCGTTCGCGCGACCACCTGATCATAGAAGGATTCCGGCTTGCGGCTGTGCTCGCGGGCGAGGCCTTCGATGGCACCGTGGAACGGGTCGTGGATCTGCCGCTCGTCGGCGAACACGCCGAGCAGGATCGACTCGTGCATGCCGCGCGAGCGGTAGCCCGGCCCCATGCGGCGCTTGCCGTTCTTGGTCCGCTTGTCCCAGATCAGCTCGGTTTTGTAGAGCGCGCCCCATGCCTTCAGCAGGTCAAACGACTTGTCGAGTGTCGGCGGGCAGGCCCAGAGCAGCACGATGGCATTTGCGCGCGCCAGATGACCGACGGGCAGCGCCTGAAGCGCCGGCCACGACATCAAGGCGTACTGCGCCCCGGCGGACTTCTTGTTGCCCTTGTCCGAATAGAGTTCAAACCGGGTCGGCGGATCAATCACGATCACGTCGTAACCGAACATCGGAAGGTCGCCGAAGGGCCAAGTCATGCCACCCTCCCCGACCGTGCATCCTTGGCCTGCCCCGCCACGATTACGGCGCCGGCAATCGCCCCCTGCGCCATCTCCCGGTCCATCACTTTGCGCACCTCCATCGACAGCCAGGTCTCGGGGAGCTTGTTGCTCATCTGAGCGCGCAGGATGACCCAGCGACGGACGTCGGGCGCCAGGAAGCGAAGCTGGTCGCGGGACTGGTCAACGACCTCGATGCCCCGCGCCACGCCCGGAATGCGGCGAATACGGCCGCGTTGCTCCAGCGCGATGTAGAGCCGATGCACGTTGCTCTTGGACTTCAAGTTCAGCGCAGCGGCGACCTCATCAAACGACGGCGCCCGACCGGTTTCATTGATCCGCTCGTCGACGAACGCCAGACACTCAGCCTGCTTGTTGGTGAGGGTGAAGCCGATCATGCGGCGGCCTTTCGGAGTCTCTCTTCATTTTCTGCCCATGAAGAAATGACCTCTGAAACCACGGCGCGGGGGCTCGCGTCCGTCGCCTTGGCATATTCGACGACGATCGCCTGGATATGCTCCGGGAGATATTTCAGCGCGCCCTGCGTCTGCCAGCGCTTCGCATAATAGTTCTGCTTTCGCTCGCGCAATTCCGGATTGAGATAATACAGGATCGTCGAGTGGCTGCGCTTCATGAAGCGACCGATCTGCGAGACCTCGTACCCGGCGACTTTCAACCGGGCTGCGCAATCCTTCCGCGCGGTGACAAGATGCGGCAAGCGGGACAGACCGTAAAAATCCTCGGCACAGACCTGATGTTCGACCATCGTTTCCCGAATGATCTTGCGCGATTTCATGCCGACGCTCCGGCCGTGTTCAGCACTGCGTCGCGCAGGAAGTTGCGGCGCTCTGACGGTAAGTCCATGTGCGGCACCGGCGGCATACGGCGGCGATAGGCGGGGTCCGTCTTGGAGATGCCCAGCGGCAGCGGCGATGCGGTCGCAACACGCTCAGCGGCCCGCGCGGCCCGTTTCTTCGCGTTCTTACGGGCGATTGCTTCTGCGGACTTGGAGGGCATGGCGATTAAACCTCGAAATTCGATCTGTAGAACCGGCTGGCGGTCGGCTGCAAAGCGGGATCGAACGGCACACCGCGAACGCCCTCCGCTTTGAACAAGCCGAAGTATTTGGAGACAACGCGCGACGAGCACTTGAGCGCCCTCGCTACCGAACGGATCGGGGACCGGTTGCGGTATTCGGATTTGATGAAAGCGATCTCGTCAGCCGTCAGGTGCTGGCCCTTGCTCCGAGGCTTCTCCCAATCGTCGCGCGGCTGAACCATCACGACACCGCCCGGATGCGGCGCATGTCGGCCTTGAGCAGCGCGACGTTGTCGAGAACGTCTTCCGCCCGGCGCTCGATCGCTTCCGCTTCGCGCGGCGTGATGACTTGATCGGCGATCGCGTTGCACATCTCAGAGATCAATTCGCCAGTCTCGACGCCGACGGCACCGATGTGCCGGTTCATGTCCTCGATCGCCACGCCCTTTTCGTCACGGACGAGTTCGTAGCCGCGCAGCTCGGCCCAGGCGCGCAGAAGGCGGTCACCCCCGGACAGCGCGTCGAGATCCATCGCCACGTCGAGCGGGATGAATTCCGGCTTCTCTGGATTGCCGTAGCGTGAAAGCTGCGACGGGTCGGAGCGCGTGCAGTCGGCTATGGAATGCAGCGGGCCGGCATCCTCGCAGGCCCGGCGGGTGGCAGACTTGATGGCCAGATAGTCGGCGCGGTTGTATGGGCGGCTGTTCATCAACGTTCCCCCGTCAGATTGAATTGTTGTGCTGCACGCGTTCAGTTTTATTCACGGCTGTAGACAGAGTGAGGAACACCGCCGTGACCGCCACAGAAGCCCGCCTAGCCGAGATCAGCGGCACCAGACAGATGATCGCCGAAGCGACCTTCGATGCGCTGGTTACGCTGCTGGTGGAGGCCGGCGCCGTTCCTACGCACATGCTGGCGGACTCCCTTGATCGTCTGGCGCAAAGGCTTGAGCGCGAGGCTTCGGGAGGAACTGAATCAGATTGGATGGTGATGCCGGCGGAGTGCCTTGAGCGGGCGCAGAGCCTGACTGCTCAGGCTGCGGCTCTCCGAGCGCGGCCATGAACGCCACATCGTTGAGGATGAAGCGGTTGGTCATGACGCGATCGCCTCGGGCGCCTTGGCCGGCGCGGGCGATCTCATGAAATCGAGCTCATCAATCGACAAGCCCGCATCGCGCGCATGTACCAGCAGTTTCATGGCGTCCCCGTGAGGAATCACGCCGCCAGTCCCGCCTCGGTTGGCCGGATAGGTCCACCTGTAGATACGCGAGATGTGCTTCCCCGTGAGGCGGGCAGCGGTTTCGTATCCAACTCGGTCCAAGATCGATTTTGCAGGATCCATTCTCATGGCTGCAATCTTTGCGATATTCGCAAGCAAAGGTCAAGCGCTCTTTGCGATCTTAGCGATATTACCCCTTTGCGATCCGCGCAAAGAATTGCGGATGAAATCAATGCAAGCTGAGCAACGGGATTGGTTGGCCGGCAAACTCGCCGACGCTCCCCGCGGAACGAAGGTCGCTTTGGCGAAGCATCTGGGCATCCGTCCGGACGCGGTGTCGCGGATTGTTGGCGACAAAGAACCGCGAGACATCAATCTCGACGAGCTGGCCAGAATGGCTGATTTTTTCCAGGAGGATCCGCCCGGCTTCACGCTGAAGCCGATCGCGCCTCCCGTGTCGCGGACGATCCGTCCCGGCGGCCCTGAGGCTTCCGAGGTTGAGAAAGTCGGCGAAGGCTGGCCGGATACTGGCGAAGAATGGATGGACGTTCGCGGCGTCACCGTCGGCGGAGACGACAGCTTTTTCTATTTCGGCGACGTGATCGACCAGGTTCGCAGACCGCCAGGCATCCGTAACGCGAAGAACGTCGCCGCGCTGAACGTCGCAGGCGAGAGCATGGTTCCTCGATTTGCGCCCGGCGAGCTGATTTATGTCCAGCACCGGGCACCGGCGCCAGGCGACGACGTGGTTGTCGAGCTCTATCCGGAAAACGATGGCGATCCACCGAAAAGCTTCCTGAAGCGTCTGGTCCGAAAAACGGGCCCCCGCCTCTACTGCCGACAATTCAATCCAGCCTCGGATCTCGAGTTCGACAATGGAGAGGTCAAAATACTATGGCGCGTCCTGACGCTGCGAGATCTGCTCGGGTGAGCATCTCGGCATCTTCAAACAGCGAGGCGGATACCTGGACCCGCTTCCCCTCGCCGCCGGCATCGCTGCACGGACCACA